GCCCGGTATGGGGTCCCGGCACTGGCTTGCCATCGACGATGTGATGCAGTGAATCGGTGTTGGTTCTCTTCAGGAACTTTTTCATTTGATCCTCAGGTGCTCTCCGCGTTCGCCCAGCCGCGCTCCGTCAACTGGATGACTCTGTAACGCTATCCACAGCGCATCTCGGCTTAGGGTATCGCGCGGCAGACGGTTGTATGGTCGGCTAGCCATCGGATTTAACCAGTGTTTCGATACCGGTTATGACGCTATGATCGATTTCGCACAGTTCCAGATCGCCGCGCAGCCCGGTGCAGTCGCCCGTCAGCCCGGTGCAGTCCCCGCGCAGCCCGGTGCAGTCCCCGCGCAGCCAGGAGCAGTTGCCCGTCAGCCCAGAGCAGTCCCCGCGCAGCCCGGAGCAGTTGCCCGTCAGCCCGGTGCAGTCGCCCGTCAGCCCAGAGCAGTCGCCCGTCAGCCCGGTGCAGTCGCCCATCAGCCCGGTGCAGTCGCCCATCAGCCCGGTGCAGTCGCCCGTCAGCCCGGTATGGGGTCCCGGCACTGGCTTGCCATCGACGATGTGATGCAGTGAATCGGTGTTGGTTCTCTTCAGGAACTTTTTCATTTGATCCTCAGGTGCTCTCCGCGTTCGCCCAGCCGCGCTCCGGCGACAGGCTCACGCTGGAGCGCTAGATATAGCTTCTCTTTGAGCGTCGAATAAGCAATCGTCACTAGGCCAGAAATCGTGAACTTGTACTGCTCAACGATCCGTTCCCATTCATCTGCTGGCATCGTTACAGTAACGCTCTTAAACATACTAGGGACGGCCGCCTCATTGAGCACCTCGACAGGAACGCGTCCGCCGTTGGCCTGGATGCGTAACTCATTGGTTGGCGTCTTGAGGCTGGTCACACCAAGCGCCTGCATCGCGCGCAACGCCGCGGCTTTGATCCGCTCTGCCCGGTTCTCGTAGCGCTTGGCGTAAGCGAGCAGCCGTTCCGCTTCCTTGCGGCACTCGGCCGCGTCCACTTCGCACGCCCGAAAGCTCTGCGCAATCTCGTCCACTTTTTTAACACCGGCCAGCATGTACTGGTCGATGCGCTGCTCGATGGCCTTGGTCTCGTCCGGGAGCGCGCCGTCGCCGTCCATCTCCTCGCGGGCTTCGAGGAGTTCCAGGAGCTCGCTGGCGATTTGGTAGAGCGGCAAGCGTGGCAGTGGCTCCTGCTTGGCAAGCTCGCGGGCCAACATCGCGGCAGTTTCGAGAGTTTTCATTTCCTCACCCAGTGCGCATCGCAAACGTAGAACTCAGCTTTGGGGGCGCTTGTGTAGATAATCTGTTCACCTGCTTCACACTTTGCGGGGATATCGGAAACACGCCGCACCGTACGGTCAACGCGCAGACCGAAGGACATTAGAAGCATCCCCGCCAGGACGCCAACCCAAGCGCAAAGCATCCCTAAAGAAAACTTATCCATTATTCCCTCTCTTCAGAACGGTATGTCGTCGTCGGTGATCGGGCTGTTGGGCGGCATTTCGTCGCCGAGGTCGCTAGCGATCTGCTCCGGTTCGTGATAGCCGCCCTGAACCTCAGGAGGCGGAAGAGCTACCTTCGCCGCGTCCTCGATGTCCGGGATGACCTCGCTTTTCAAATACTCGATCAGCCAGCGATGCTGGGCGCGGAAATCCCATGTCAGCGTATCGGGGTCTTGCACCGCTTCCGGCATCCCATGCGGAGTCTCGCGGGTGAAAAACGGCTTGACCGTTTCGCCTCCCTGCTGAAACCAGATACCGGTCTGCTCGCCCTTGTCACCACCGCCCTTGCCCTTGAACGCGCTAATCGATAATGGCTTCGACCAGTCAACAGAAGGAGCTGTTCTGAGGAAACGCCGGAGGATTTGGGAATGGTACGGCATGTCCAGAACAAAGCGGTCGGCAGCATCTTGAACGTGTAGTTTGAAACCGAAATAGCGGGTCACGTACTTCTGCTCGGTGTCATACTTCACCAGCCCCGTGACGCGCCCGGCGAGCGTCCGATATCGATAGCCGTGCTTTTTCAAAACCTCTTTGGTCTTGGGATTCGTGACTTCGATTTCTTCGCTTCCTTCGACCGGCTTCGAGATCTCGCGCCAGATCGAGAAATGCTTTACCGCCAAATAGATCACGTCGGTGTCAGAGTTCCTAGTGAGTCCCATTACGATCTCCTCCGTACGGCTTCGAGCCGCGAGCGGTCCAGTTCGGCCTTCCGTTCGTTCACCATTTGGCGCTCCCGCGCGACCGAATCGGAGCATTCCTGCTGATACTCCCGCACGGCCTTCATGACCTGCGACTTACAAAACTGATACAGCCGCTCACTGGTGTCCTCGGCGTTTCTTTCCAAGCACTCGGCCTTCTGTGAGCAGAAAAAGTCGCGGGACTCGTAGTTGCCCATGTTGAGCTTGTAGCTGAACGAGCGCGCGATTTCAGTTTTTCGACATAAAGCTAGTAAGCTGTTCACTGAGACACCTCTGGCGATGTGCTTTCAATCTCTTTAACGACAACAGCAAACTCTTTAACGACAACAGCAAATCCGAACTTGCGCCAACGAGCCCAGATCCGTATCGAGGCCAGCACGTCCCGAACTTCTTGCTCGCGCGCCTGCTCTAGAAATTCGTCCAAACGATCCGTAAATGAAGTTCTAGGCCGACTCATCGAAGCGCCTCCTCGTGGTTGCTCGCCGATTCCTCATAGGCGATCACAAGCCGCTTAAAATATTGTTCGGTTCCCGGCTGGCCGAGCCGCGCCGCGATCTGGGCCAAGAGTGCCAATCGAGCGATCCGGAGCCTGGCTTCGTCCGGCCACTCTTTACGCCACTCTCCGGCATCAACGATCACGGCGTCGTCGTGATAGTCGGCGATGTCGCACAGCGCCTCGCGTAGCGCTTTGGTTTCTTGGACCGTCAGATCGAGAGTCAATTTGAGACCCCCTTTTCGACCAGAAACGGCGCCTGCTCTGGATACTCATCTGGCACTCCGCGATCCTCTTCCATCCGCGCGTAGGCTTCGAGACGCGCATTAGCAGGTTGGTGGCACGGACAGGCGCACGATAGCGGGTGCATCGCAATATCCTGCTCATGATGACCAGCGGCGCACGACGGGCAGATCGGCTCGCTTGATTGAGTGTGTCTAGGCATTCAGGTCAGCCAATTCTTCCGCCGTGATCTCAGTCGCAACGGCGCACGCCGCGAGCACTCGGCTGGGGGGATCTGTGTCATACACACAAGAGTCGGTGTCGACATATAGTGCGCCCTCTAGATCCATGGGGCTCAGTGCGCGGTATCTGCCGATCGTATCAGGGGTCGTCTCATAGCGTTTCACGTTGTTGGTCTCCTTTCCTTTTCCTGTTCCGTATCTGGAACTATAATAACATGCACAGATTTTTACACAACAGGCGTCCGTACTAAAACCGGGGGATTTTTTGACCTAGTACCGGCCTAAGGCTTCACTGACTGGTGATGCGCCAGAGCCGCATCCTGGGCATCGCCCAGATGCGCGCGGTAGCGCTGCTGGTACAGACCCGGACGCGAGATATACCAGGCGATATCGAGATTCCGGTTGTCGCCGCCCCACAGCAAAAAACCGGCCCGCGCGTTGGTGTGTGGATCGAATAGCGCCTTCTCGTCAGCGGCCACTTGGGGGAGCGCGCGCTTGATGAGCTCGGCTACGTTCGGGTCGCGGAGGTTGATTTGCAGAAGGCCGTAACTCCGGTCACCAGTCGCCGAATCGCCATTGAAGGCGGTCGGGACGCCGCCCGATTCGCGCATGGCAATCGCGGTCACGGTGGTGGCGACGACTGGTGGGAATCCGACATCGACCATCACGGCATAGATCGCCTGTGGCGGCATTGCCGCCGGTGGTGAAGCTGGAATCATTTGGCTGGCGACGTGACGGGAGTGATCTTGACGTGCAGGGCTGTCAGCACATCGACGATCAACTGGTTGTTGATCGCCGCAACCTTCTGGCCTTCTACTGTCGCGAGAAAGTTCATGAGCGCCGCGCCGAAATTGAAAGCTGCTGTGACCGGGTCCATGGTCATCCTCCGAACAGCCAACGAGTGAAGCGCCCCCAGAAGCCCTTGGGCTCGCGCGGAAGCGGCTGCCCGGCAGCGCGCTCACGCGCCACGCGCATATAGGCCGTCGACGAGCAGTACCGGACCTTCATCACGCGCCCCCGACGATCTTGGTGTAGATCGCCTGCACCTGTTGAGCGATGGTCACGGTCAGCGCCGTGGTATCAGGCGGCGCGCTCCCAACTGGGCGCACACCCAGCACGCCGCCCAGTTGAGCAAACACCTGCCACTGAGTGGCGTCGGCGTACTTTGGATCAATCGGCAGGGGCAGCGTTGATGGATTCGTGGCTGGAAACGTCTCCGGCGTGAACACCGGGCCGCGCGCCGGATCAATGCGCCAATCCCCAGGAGACCAAACGCCGGAAGCGAAGCGCTGTTGCAAAAGTAGCCGAAGTTGATAACCACGAAACGCCGGCGAAGATACGCCGGAGCGAATCTGAATTTCGTACACCCTTCGCGGATCTGAAGGATCGTAGGTGTACAGGCTTCCGCTCTCACTATCGAGCGGCTCAGCGCTCGCTATGATGCCGGCACCGGCCATCTCCTTGACCACCATCGCCGCTTCCGCCGGCGTGCTCAGCCACCAAGCTGTGATCGGCGTGGGCGGCAAAGTATCGAACGGAGGGGCGTAGCTGGCCGTGCTCGGACTGGGTGGAAGCGCTGCGACATACGCCGCGTAGCTCTCAAACGCTCCGAACACGCCGATGTTCACGGAACGCATTATCGCCGCGGTCACGGTCACTTGAAGCACCGCCGGATTGCCGCTGCCGTCGAAACCCAAGTAACAATAGGCTTGAGGCGAGGCTGGACCGACGGCGTCAAGGTCGGTTGCGTACCAAGTTTTGTTGGCCTGCGCAGCGTTGTACAGTGGGCACTCATTGCCCGTCTGCTCGGTGTAGGTAGCCGCGTCTGGAGCCACTGCGGTAGAGGGGCGTGGGTCTGGTGCAAATCCGCTCATGCCGGAGATTGTATCACAGCCCGGCCTGATGTAGAAATAGGTGAGCGAGAACTCCAAGGACAACGGCGGCTCCTGCGAACCACCATCGGAAATTCTGGAGATTACGAACATCGGCCTCTAGTTTCTCAAAGTCGTGCTTTGACGGCGACGCCGCAGCCCGGATCTCTTTGCGCATCTCCTCGAAGTCCTCTTTCATGACCCGCATCTCAACCCCCAACTCGATCAGCGCCCGGCGATCATCGCTGGTGAAGTTGTTCGGAAGGAACTCTTGAGGCATGGTTTCAATCATCTCACAAGCAGGCATAACACCCCCAGGTTGCACGCCGAGGTCCATCTGTTTAGAATGAGTAGCTCGCTTGGCTCCCCCCGCAACTGAACGGCACATTTCGGAGTGTCACCAGCTTTTCTAGGGTAAATTGCGTCACGTGGACGTTGGTTCCGCTGGTGAGTCCGATCCCCCATTCCGCGTGCGCGACATCCCCGTCGGTCCAGTTCACGGCCCCGCTAAAAAGATCAGTTTCCGTGATGGCCTGAAGGGCCGCGTACACGGCGCCTGACGCCGGCGGCGCGACCGAGGCAACGGTCTGGACCGGCACGTTACCTGGATCAGGGCTGCACTCAAGCGCCAGCGCGACTGGCGACGCACCTTTCGCCACAGCGTTCACGGCGACGCCGAGCACCAGACCGACGCACGAGAACGCCGCGAAGCCGTACAGGTCCGACGCGCCCGCGGAGCCGCTCAGGTATGTGGTGTCCTGATCGGGAATTCCGGCATGAAAGTTACCGCCGGGAAATTCGTAGAGCATCTGGAAGTCAGGCCCGATGATGTTCGGTGTCCAACCGGCGAGCACACGGTCTGAGGAGGGCGGAAGTGTCATGACCCGGCAGGGTCCAAGGCGCGCGTTGTTGTGGCCGCCGCTGCCATCCGCGACATAGAGGTCATCGACGATGATCCCTGAGGACCCAAGGCTTTCCCAGCGAAAGCCCGCCCGGTCGGGCGCGAGCGATCCGAGATTCACGACGCCATCCGGCGCGCTCGGTCCCATCTGGAGCAGTGGATTATCGTCGAGCCAGATTTCGAGCGTCGAGTTCACGCCGTTGACGATGATGAACAGTTCGAGGTAATTGAAAACGGAATTCGAGAACGGCGCCGTGATCGTCTTGAGCAGCGTGCCGGGCGAGCCATTCGTCGCGGTCCCGCCGCTGTACACGAGCAGGTTGTTACTCCCATCGAGCGCCAGTGCCACGATGCCGACGGTGTTGTTTTTGATCGCGTAGAACACGCTCTTCGCACCGTTGTTCAATTTGATCGCGAGACCGCACGAAACCTGAGTGTTGGCGACAGGCACATAAAAATCGGCGTGATCGAAGCCGGTATTGAAAATGAAAAACGATTGACCGCCGAAGCGGCCCCCTAAGGTTTGGCCTTGCGCGGTTCCTGGAATCGAAGCGAGCGAGTACTTCGCGCCGATGAGCGAATTGATGAAGCTGTTGTCCCACCAATCGAAGCCGTCGACGAACAGCAGCGCCATCAGATCGCTACCCGGAGTTTGATTGTCACGTTGGACGCAGGCGTGGGATTCGCGCCGATCACCTGATAGCTGGTGTTGATCGTCAGCACGTCGTGGGTGTAGAGGTACTGCTTCGGGACCGCGAAGGCCAAGGCCACCACGAGAGACGTGGAGCCAGCCGGAATGCTGGGCTTGTTGTTCACGCCGAAGATACTGGTCCCGTTATCGAGGATGTCAACCACAAGATTCTGGTTCACCGCCGCGCCGCCTGCGACCAACAGGCATTCGAGACAAAGACCGCTCCGGGCCATGATGTAGGGATTCGTGACGTTCACGCCGCTCGAGACAGAGGAGCCCGGCCCCAACACGAAGGTGATGTCCTCTTCCTGAAGCACCGGCAACGCGTTTTCCGTGCGGGCGATCAGGCGCTCGTACCACTTGAGAGAATTGCCAATATCCTGCCCGGTCTGCGCAACCACCACGGACGTAAAACTGGTGCCCCGGCCGAGGTCAGTTCCCTTGCTGGTCATCTGAACCGAGGTGATGAGATAGGAATCCGAGACGGACCCCATCGACGGAAGGTTGACCGTGATCTGCTGACCCACCTGAGCGCCCGGCTGGTCAGTTTCAAACTGCAAATACTTCGGCACACCGCCAGACCTGGCGAGCACAGCCGCCGCAATCGCGTTCAGATCCGAGAGTAGGTTGATATTCTTGACCTGCTCGACGGCTTCATAGATTCCGGTGCCGCACGTCCCGCCGGCCGCCGAGAGCGGTGTCCCGATTGCGATACCGGCGCTTTGGCTCGACCCCACCGGAGCGCCGCTAGGCGTCGATGGCACGTAGTTGATGACCACCACGTCTCCGGCGTTCGGGTCCGGCGAGGTGACCGGGGGATTCGGATAAATCGGCAGATCGTTCTGCGCGTTTGGGGGCGTCAGGTAAGGCGCACCGGGGAAGTACCACCAGGCGTGGCGGAAATTATAGAGCAGCGTCCCGGAGTAGGCCGGTTGGCTCACGCCGTTGACCGTCATGCTCGTGATGGTCCCGATTGGAAAGTTGGTGATGATCGCGCCGAACAGCAGCCCCGCCGCTTGCGCGGCCGCCTGCGGGAGAGTGTACGTCTCCTGGATCGCCAAACTGGCCGCGCCCCCAGCCTTCGCCGGGATCACCTGAAGGTTCGACACCGCGTACTGCTTATTCCTGTAATCGAGTGTCGTCGTTCGGATCGAAAGAGCGCGCCACACCGTAGGAGCCGCCCCGGAGGATTCCAGGATCGAGTAGGGGCACGGCGGAAGCGTCACGATGGGCGTGAAATGCAGATCTCCGAAGGCGTCGACCCACCAGACGCAGGCGGCGTCTTGAGCTAGATTATCGAGCGCGCGGGACGCCGGAATAAAAAAGCAGGAGATGTCCGTCGAGAGCGGCAGGATCGAAATCGCCAGCGTGTTGAGGGTCAGCCCTTCACCCGCTAGTTGTACGCTCACTAGGTCGCGCACGGCCGCCGCAGCGTCCTCTCCAGTCTTGTAAACTACGTTCACGATGCGGTGATCGAGGATCGAAGATTTATCGAGCGCCGTCACGTGGTAGACGATTCGATCCGTGCTGGTGAGGCGCTCCGCGAGCGCCTCGGAGATACAGCCCATAAATAGCCGTACGCCGAATTCGATCAGGATGACCGTCTGGCCGATTGCCGGGATCTGCGAATTGTCGTCGGTGTAAACGTCAAACTGCGCTGTCCAGCGCCCGATGGTCTGGCTCGTGAGTTGCGGCGCCGTCGCGGAGCCCGCGCCCGGAATCGGATCGGAAGCGCCCAGCCGGAGGATTGCAAACTGAACGCCGCCGATCAACAGCACCATGTCGTTGGTCGTGCCACCAACGATGGTCGGATAGCCCGTCGCGAAACTTGACGGGACTCCAGTCGGGAAAATTCGATTCTGCGGGCCTTTGATGGTCGGCGTACCCGCGGCAAAGCTCGATGGAACGCCGGCAGGAAAGATGACCTGTCCAAGCGGCAGCGCAGATAAAGCGCTCTTGGACTTTCGGCGGCCGGGCGTGTAACCCGGAACAGGTATCCGGGTCTGATTCATTTATCCGCCGGACTCCTCGACCAGCACGGTGCCGCTCATGTGAACAGTCCCGGCAACTGTGGAGTTAAGCTCGAAGGTAAAACTTTCGCTCGGTCCAATCACCGGCGGTTTCTGGAAGGCGTAATCGTAACCGCCGTAAATCTGGAAGCCGTTCTCTTCAAGAGTCGAGGCGGTTCCGTTCGTGGTGGCCTGAGTCGTGCTGTTGGCCTTCGCGGTGAAGCTCGACGCCGGGTCGCCTGGATCAAGCGGTTGCGGCGTTGGCGACGAGCCGCCGGAGCCGTCCGTCACGGTCGCCGGAAGGAAGCGGCACCGAACGCGGCACATCTGCGAAGTCGGAATCGAAGTATCGACAGCCGACAAAGCCACGCGCAAAATGCGAAGGATTTTTCCTGTAGCGCCCTTGATTTGAAATAAATCTTGAGCCGCCGAGACCGCTACATTCTCAAACGTTACAGCATATTCGCGTGGCATTTTATTCTAATGTTCCCTCCTGTTGGACGTAGATGGTGCGTCTCTGATTCACAAAAACGTTGGTGGTGTTGATGACGCTGCCGGCGCTCTGGAGCGGTCCCACATCGAGTGTCCCAGACCCGCCGTAGGCCAAACTACCCGGAAACCCGGCCTGGACGCAAGCGCCGCCCGCGCCCGGCGTCGTGTTGAGCGAGAAGTCGCCGCTCCCCGGATTATTGAAAGGCGAGCCGGTCAGCCCGATATCGCCGATGGCCTCGGCGTTCGGCCCGGCTGCCCACTGGTGGCTCCCGCTGGTGTTGTTGTTGTAGGCGCAATTGAGCGTTCTGATGAACCGCGGCGTCGGGATCAGATTGATGTTGATGCCCCAACCGCCGTTGGAATCGAAGATCGTATTCTGCACGGCCAGCATGTTGATGCCAGCGTTGTTCACTGAGCAGGTGAAGCCGTCGGCGGTGTTGCTCGCAAAGGCGCTGTTTGAAATCTCTCCATAGACGTTGCCGCCACTGGCTGCAATCGTGATGCCGGAACCACCGTTCTTGTAGAAAATCGAACGCTCGACGACCAGCGTCAGCACGTTCGATTGCATGTGGACGCCGTCGCTGGTCGAATCGTGGATGATACTGTCGACCAAATGCAGGAGCGCGCTTCCGCTGCCCGCGAACTCGATCCCGATGTTGGTCGACGACGCGATTTCGCAGTTCTCGAAATACAGTGGGTCCCACGTGATCGAGGTTCCAGAGTGAACCGCATCCTTGCAGCCGGAGAATTTGCAGTTGTAGAAAAAGTACGACGGCGAGTACCCAGAATTGGTCTGGTCGAATCCATGGCCACGGGTCGCGGCCGTGTGGCTGAATATCAGATTCTTAAAGTACCAGGTCGCATTGGTCGGGTAGGTCATGAGCGTCACGCTGTTCGTGGCGCTGGTGATGACCGGGCGGTTCGATCCCGCCGGACCGTCGCCGCGGGCGGTCTGGTAGCCTTCGACCCCGTAGTTTCCTGAAGTGTTGGGAATGGAGATGGTCGTGGTCCGTGAGTAGGTCGCGAGTTGAATCCAGGTTTTGTTTCCGTCCACCATCGAGGTGATCGCCTTGTTAGGTGTGGCGAGTGCGCCACCTTCCGCCCAAGTTCCATTACTCAGGGCGGCCGAGGTTCCAACCGCGCGGTCGAGCGTCGCGGCGTTGGCGGCGACAGAGACGATCTCATAGAAGCCCGTGCTCCAGTTTGTCCCGGCAGTCACCTGGATGAAGTTGCCAACGTCGGTCGCAACAAAGTTATGGCTCGCGCTGGTGACCACGCTCGGATTGGTGGTGCCGTTCGCGGACGCAAGGTCGGTTCCGCTGAATTGCGCCGCCGCCTGCTGGCTGTAGTCGGTCCCGGACGCCGCAGAGTCGAAGCCGCCGCCGTTGGTGTCCGCGCCGGTCGAGCGAACTTCCCAAACACCTGTCGATGGAAGCCCCATATCAGAGGATGATCTTGGGAGCTGGCACCCACAATCCGCTGGGAGTCTGAACCGCGGAAGGGAAGAACAGACCGCGGAGCCAGTCACGCAACCATTGGACCAGCCCCGCGTCCTGTTCTGCCAGCCCCTCAAACAGTGTAAAGATTTTGTTGGTGCCTGTGTCCCACTGAATCGCGATATCGCCGCCGTTGGTCGTGACCGGAAGATTAGTCGCGGTGTCCATGTAGAGGATCAGGGGAGACGTGGTGCTGACGCCGGTGTCTTTGTAGATCACGACGTAGCTGACGGTCGAGCCACCGGGCACCGCGGAGCAGGTCACGCCCGCGGCGTTCGCGATGCCGTTGGTCGACGTGACGGAGGTAAAGTTGCCGCTGGTCGCGATGATCGCGCCGCCCGGAATGATCGAGAGGAACTGGTCGGTCGAAAGGTTGACCCCGTAGGCGCTCGACACCAAGACGAGCTTGATGTTGTCCGTCAGCCAAGCGATCTTGCCTTCAAGGAACGCCTGCCGGCCGAGTTGGTAAATCGAGTTGGCCATCTCAGTTCCCTCGAATGGTCTGCGTCAGGGCTGGATCGCCCGGTACGCGGGCCGCGGCTTCACGCTTCACGATTTCGTCTTTGATAATCCGCATCGCTTCCCGGATGGCATGAACCCGCGCGTCCAGGTCGCGGTGCCACCTGAGCAGTTCTTCGAGAGTCGCTCCTTCGTACATTTCGCTCGATGATATCAGATCTTGAGCCCGACGTTGTTGCGAAGCTGCTGGACGAAGGATGTAGCGCTTTGGGCGTTGACCGTCTGGATGTTGATGATAATCGGCTGGCCACCCATCGCGCCTGAAAAACTGGTCGGAGCGGACATCGAGGGATTCCAAAGCGCGCTCCCTGGCTGGTTGCCCTGAAATAGCGGTCCGCCCGTCGGACCAGAGCCGCCAGGCGTGATAGGAGTGAATAAGTTTCCAGGGTTGACACCCGTGGTGACGCCGAGTTGCCCGGTCATCGCGGCGCCGCCGGGCGTGACAGTGATGAGTTGAGCGACAACGGCTGCCATCTGGCCTACCGCTCCAGTAAACGCCGCCGCCGCAGGGGTGACGGTTTGGAGCGCCGTCGAGGCGTTCTGTGCAACCGTCGCCAGAGTTGCCAACGGGGGCGCCGTGGCGCTCACGTTAGAGGCGAGGGACTGAACGGTTGTCGTCGTGGCGGAAGTGGCTGTACTGAGCGCGATCATCACGGGCGCGGTTGATTGGACCGCAGAAGTGACCGAAGAAATAGCGGTCGCGGCATGCGTCAGAGAATTGCCGAAATCCGTGACCAAATCCGACAGGCTCTTGCCGGTACGCCCCGCCTCTTGCTCGAGGTTGTTGAGCTCTTTTTGCGCGCCCTGAGCCGACAGGCCGAACCCTTCGAGTTGTGTGAGCAAAGATTCAGCGGCTTTCGAGTTGGCGTCGATTTGCGCATTCTGGGCTTTCCAGGCAGCCGCGGTTTCGTAGGCCGCCTGGCCGACGACGACGAGTCCGGACGCCATCGCAATCGCGTCGAGCGTGCTCGTGAGCATCGCGCCATTGAGCGACGCTAGGCCAGAAGCGAACATCTGAGCGTAAATTTCAAATGAACTCATGCCGCCGCCACCGCCGCCACCCCCGCCTCCTCGGCCAGATTTTGATGAGACGTTGCCTAACGAATCCGCGAACATATTGTTGGCGTCTGCGGCCTCCCTGGCCGCATCGGCGTCTGCCTGAGTATCCGTTTTGGCCTGCGACAAACCGACCAAGAGCGCCCCACTTGGTGCGACGGTCACACCTAGGTCGTTCAGGGCGCTTGTCAGATCGTTGGTGGCGCCGCTTGAGTACTGAGTTTGATTGGTGACGCCCTTAATGGCGTCTCCCATCCCGCTAAAGCTCTTGGTAGCGTCATCGGTTGATGTCGTCACGTCAACTGTCGAAGTGTCTAGTTTTCCGGCCTCTCCAGCGACAGCATCAATGGCCTTTGCAACCTTATCTAGGCCGTCCGTGATGGTGACGACGACAGTGGTGATCGTGTCACCCGCTGTCTTAAAGTCTTTGGATGTACCGGTGGCCTTGGTCCCAAGGGCATCGGTTCCAGCGCCATAGTTCAGGATTGTCACTCCGGCTGCCTGCGCCGAGACCGTGAAATCTGTAATCCCTTTGGTCAAAAGCTGCTGAGTTCCGTTGACCTTCACCATTGCCGTGGCGCCATCGTTGAGGCACTGAACGAACTCCGTATCATCACCGCTGGCGGCCTTGATCTTCGCGGACAACTCGTCCCAACTGATCTCGCCTTTCGCCGCCGCGTTCACCAAGTCGGCAAGCCCATCGACAACGGTTTTATTTTTATCGAGCCCTACCTGGGCGGCATCGTTGTACGCTTTCTGAGCGGCCTCCAGATTCGTGATGGCCGTACCGTACTCAACGATTGTTGCTTTACCAGCAGCGTAATCGGCCGACACCTGGTCGAACGTCTTCTGAGCGGTATCTAGGTTCTGTGTAAGCGTTGCACTGGCTGCCGTAACAGCATCCATCGAGTCCTTAAGCGCCTTGTGCGCTGCGGTGTGCCTCCCTGCGGCGGCGGCTGCTGAATCGTGCGCAATCCCTTGAGCTTGTACGGCGTCCGCCACGGCCTTAGATGGCGCGATCATTTGGTTCTCGCTACTGGTTACTGCGAGAATTGCAGCGTCGAAACTGGCCGCTTTGCCTGTGACATACTCCATCGTGGCAGCGGCCAAGGTGAGAATGTCTTTTAGTTGTCCAAGCCCTGTGATATATCCTACGAATTTTTGAGCAAGCGACGAGAAAAAGTCTCCTATATTGCTGCCAGTAATCCGCTCGAACACATCGGCGATCTCAGAGAACATCGGCGAGAGAGGAGCGAGCGCGGACTTTACGTCTCCGAATGCGCTACTGAGCGCGCGAATCGCGCTGGATACGTCCTCTATGTTTGCGGTGACAGCAGAAGCGACGAAGCCCGCAATAGCCTCCGTGACGGGCTGAATCGCTTTCAGGATGTCCCCTAATCCCGTCTCAAGGTTGCTCAAAAAAGGAACGAAGGCCATACCAGCGGCCTCTAAGTCGAACTCAAATTGTGTCTCGAAATTAGTCCACTGCTCACCGATATTCTGCGCAAATTGTTGAGACGCTCCGGAAAACTTCGATAAGGCTGCCTCCAAGACTGCGATTCTGTCAGACTGGTCGAGAGCTTTGAAAGCTTTTGTAACCTCGGTGGTCGTGACGCCCATCGCGTCGGCCAAATCGTTCGCGGAGATTCCAAGGCTAACAAGTTGACGGGCCCCAGCCATCCCAGACAAAACCATGCGGTCAATCGAGTTAGCGGCTCCCTCAAATGAAGTGCCCATTACGTGCGAAGAGTCAGCGGCCAACTGCATCAGTGGAATCGCTGTATCGAAGCTTCCGAGTTGGGCTGTCATCTTCTGAGCGGTCGCGGCTACTTCCGAAAACGGCTCGGAAAGACCAAGCGCCATCTGTTTTAGGGTGTCCACGTCCTCCGCGGCTTTTGCGGCGCTTCCTGTCATGTAAGTCAAAGAGGTCGTGAGATCCTGAACAGCGGCAACGCTCTTAATGGCTTCCGATGCTAGCTCCGCAAAGCCCAGACCAATGCCAGCGATTTCCGCAATTTTAAGTAACTCCTCTCCGAGACCAGCGAATCCGCTTTCCGCTTCATCGGCTGCGCTTCCAGCGGCGCTCGCCGCCTCGCCAGCGGCCGTAGATCCAGCGGCCGCGTCGCCACCAGATGTCGCAACCGAGTCAAGCGCGCTGGCCGCATCGTGGGACGCGGTTGCCGCTTGATCCATTGCGCTCGACATGTCTGTCGTACTGGCGGCCACCTCCGAAGCGGCCGAAGTTGCATCAGCAGCGCATCCGGTTAGGCTATCGATCTGTGCGCCTGTATCCTTCGCAGCGCCAGTCACGGTTTCAAGTGAAGAGGCTGTCTGGTCGAGTTGCGCCGACAAATCGGCCAAGCCGCCAGTGCCTTCAGTGGACAGTGCCTGTGCGATTGAGTCGCCCGCCTGTTGCGCCGCGTTTTGCGCCTGCTGTAACGCCGATAGCAGTTCGCTTAGATCACCAGTGACAGAGATCGAAAGGTTTCCGGCTGAAGATCCTGAAGGGGTCATTGTTCGCGCTCCATTTCGTTTTCGAATACGTGGACGCGCTCGCCGCCGTCCACATCGACGAACCAGTCGCCAACCGGCTGCGAGAACTCATCGAGTAGCCCGCACCGCACCACCGTCACGCCGTTCTTTAATTCCCCGTCTTTGGTCAGCACGCGGACACGCTGGCCTGGAACGAACCGAGTCGGCCGTTTGGTGAATGGCATCATTTCCGTTGAGTCTCCAGTTTCATTTTCGCCAGCCACGCTTCCACGCCCGACGATTCAAGCCCAACGGTATCGCCGCTCAATTGTTTCCCGTTGGCCTCCGTCCGACTGTTAAGTGATTGTACGATACTTCGCGCCCGGTCTTTGAGTGCAGCGCTTTCGCGTATCCGGCGGTTCCACTCCTGGACCGTCGAGAGCGGCTTTTTAGCGCCCGTGAAATCTTCAACAGTGAAGGCTTCCGGGTGGTGATCGCGGGAGCGAAAGTTGGCATTGGCGAAGTCGCGGCGCTCGATAGCCCACAGCTTGACCTGGAGATCGTTCCACTCCTGGCGCCGCTCGTTGCGCGCCTCGATCTCCCGCGCGGTTGACTCCCAGAACTCGGCCGCCGTCATCCCTAAGCCGTACGGAGCCGGGGAAACACACAGCGACCACAGGTTGAGCCAGTACCGCTCGTCGCGGGTTACTGTAGGTCCGGCTTGTCTGGCGTCACCGGCATCTCCGTCGCGCTCACGGCCGCCGGTTGGCTGGAGGGGCGCACTTTTCCCATGGCCTCGATCACGGTCCGCGCGGCCTCGCTGATCGGCACGGCGTCCGCCAGATCCTCTGGATTGAGCCGCACACCAACGATGCAGGCCGAGAGTAGGTCGTAGACCATGCTCATTTTGAGTGTGGTCGGAGGTTCGCCGCGCCGCATTGCATCGGCCGCTAGCCTGAGGTTCTCCCCGAAGGCGTTTAGATCGGTTCCGGCTTTGTCGAGCCGGTAGAGCGCCGCGTTCGAGAATTTGACGGTGTAGGTCGATGTCCCGACCTTGATGGTCGGATAGTCGACGGGAGATTGGGTTTGATCCATACCGGGCATGGTAACAAAAAAACGGGGCGGTCAAGCGAGCGGTGATGGCCGAGAGTCGTTCGCCAAAGCCGCCCCGTTGCGATCAGGCAGAAGCTAAGCCATGTTCAGCGGATAGTCGGTGGCGCTGAGAGTAACCTTCATCTCGTACACACCGGCAACCGCCGCTGTAGAATTAAGATCTTTGACATAGGCGTTGAACTCGTCGAAGCTCACGCCGTCGGTGTAGAGCAGCCGGTAGACCTGCTTGATGCGATTCTCGTAGGCCCAGCGAATCGCGCCGACGACCGTCGATGAGTGGGTTGGATTCTGAGGAACCCAGAAGCACTTGAAGCTCACCGGCCCGATATCGAGCAGGGTGATGATGCGCCGGCGGAACGGCGCCTGGCTCGAATGCGACGTAACGTCAACCTCGGTCGACGTATACGCCGGACCAGTGATGTCGCCTACATTCGCAATCGTCGTCCACACCGGGGCGGACCCGCCGCCGATATCGACTTGGAGCAGTGTTCCTTCCGCTGCTAAGGCCGGACTGGTGGTATCAGCAGGCATTTAGAGATCCTCCCGGTTGTAAAGTCTGGCATCCAGGATGCCGGTGTAGATGGGCGGCTGTGTTGGCGCGTACAGCGTCACCCGCTCGTCCAAGATTTGACTTGGAAAGTGCAGCGCCGCGAGCGGCGGTGAGCCGAACTCCCGCGTCGATGTAGCGTCGAAAGTGTTCAAGAAGTTCACTAACGCATTCAAGACCGCGAGTGCGGCGCTGTTCGAGCTCGGTCCCGTACACCACGCCGTGAACTGAATCCGCACCAACGCCAAGGGCGTGATGTTGGTTACCGCTCCCGACGGCCCGGAGTGCATTGACATTCGCTGCGTCGAAACGCGCTGCACGGTCATCGCCGTGATGGGCGGCGTTTTGTTGGTCAGCCCTTGCGGCAACTGGAGATCGAAAAAGCCGTTGGTCACCAACGTCGGCAACACAGGATCGGCCTGCATCATTTCGCGGAGCTTTGTCTCGAGCGGCGTGTAGCTCATACGGCATTGCGCACCTCTTGGGCTACCGCCTCGATCACGTCGCTCTCGACTGTGACGAGCGCCGGGCGCATGTAGGGCCGCGCGGCCATGCCGGGCCACGACTCGGAATACGGGCCGGACCCTGCGCCCGCGGAAGCCGCGCCGCGCTGACCGGTCCCGTACTCGACGAAGAATGCATGGTCGGTTCCGGCGGACACCTCGACCACCGCCAGAGGACCATTCGACTGAACGTCGCCGACCTCGATCGACTCCCGCAGATCGCCGGTCCGCACAGGCACGATCCGCTGGGCTTCCGCTTGGATCAGTTTCGCGCCAGCCACGACGCCCGACTGGAGAGCCGCCATGAGGCGATCCTGAAGGCCGCTGGCGGGCGTGAATGTAGCCGTTGCCGAGATCATAAGACCACCTGGTGACACGCTAGGCGAGTCTGTCCGCCAGGCGCAAGCTGGCTCGACGATTCAGCGCCGACCACCTGGTGAGGCACGCCGTCGATGATCGCGCGCAATTGGCCGCCGCGCGCTATCGCTTCTGGAATTTGCGGATAATATCCATCCAAAAGAACGTGAAACAAATTAAAGGACTGAGTGTAATCGACCGCCTTGATCTCACCGGCCTGGAGCCGCAGCATCGAAATGGCGGCGCGAATACACGGGATATTGACGCATCCCGCCAAAGCCGTGAACCCGGAGGTCGTCAAGTCCACTTGCCCCAGCGCGTCCGCCGAAGTCCCTGACTCGTAGACCGTGCAGAGCGAAACAAAGAAACCAGCTTGCTCGACCGCATGGATCGGCCCTTGAAGGAGCTCCGTCGCTAGTTGCTGCTGGTCCATTACTGATTCAGCCTCAACAGTTGCTTCCACACGCGCTCGTAGGCCGCGTAGTTGTTCGGCACCATCTCGACGATAGCGAAGGCCCCGGAATTGTCCTCGATATCCCGAAATTCCTTGGCGGTCGCGCGCAACTCTTGAGCGGCCTTCGAGGTGTCGGTGTTGATATCGAGAAGTTTGAGGGTGTTGGCGAGCCGCGCTTTGTTGGACGCCAGTGAATCGAGCAGGATCGCCGCAATGCGGTAGTAGCTCGGCGGAAACAGGTTGGCTTGCTGGGTCTGACCGAAACCGCCATTGGGCGTGATGACGAACACCGGGATGATGTTCGAAGCCGCCTGGATTTCGGAGTCCTGAAAAATGAAGTTCGGCCCCGTATCGGCGATCAGCATGCGCGGATAGTCGATGGGCGGGTTGGCTCCGAACTGATAGGTCGCAGGCATCAGGCTCCATAAGAGATGTGTAGTGTGGAGGCCGTCGGAACGTAGGCGTAAATCTGACTCAGGTCGATTCTGTCCGTAGGGTCGGCTTCATTGGCGCTAAAAACGATCACAGGAGCCGATTGAACCGTGCCATTAACGACAACGCCTTTTGCGGCCGAAGCCGTGCTGTCTCCGACGTGCGCACTTCCGTTGGCGCTGAAGGCCACCCACCGCGCCTGAATCGCTGTCGCGCTGATCTCCACCGTTGTGTTGGAACCAGCGATATCGGGCAGAGAGTAAATCTGCATTCACTTCTGACCTTAGGCAGGGATGCCGCTCGCGTTCGAGAAGACAGCCATGACCGGATCAACCGTGGTTCCGCCGAACACGTGGCGGATTTTGTAGTGGATCGCGTCGGTTTCGAAATCGCCTTCCATCGGGTTTCCGAGAGCCGCACCACCCATGGTGCCGGGGAAGCCTGTGCCGCCCGGTCCCATGACGCCTTCGCCGATGGCCACTGAGTTCGGCAGTTTCATGAAGAGATCCGGGTCGGCGTGTCCGCGGAGTTTGCCGAACACGACGGCGGGACGGTAATTCGGATCGCTGAACAGATACCAAGCTTGGTTGCCGTAGGTCGGGTCAGCCAACGGAAGTTGGTAGTTCACCACCAACTTGACGCGGCCCTTCATCCAGTTCAGAGTGTACAGACGCTCGGCGTTGTAGTTGGTGGCCGTAGCGCCGGACCCAGCCGCCGTCAGCGTGCCGCCCTGCTCGTTGAGGCCAAGCTGTGTCGCGTTCATGACGTTCTGGGCGAAAATCTCAAGCGCCGGAGGGACCATCAGGACCAGCGCCTCCACAGAAATCGGCTGGCCAGTCAAATCGCGCTGCATTGAGAACACGAGCATCGCCTGTTGCAAGGCCGCGATGCTGAACTGCGGATGGTGGAAGGCCACCGGAACGCCCGACGAAAGATTCGGAATCCCGGAATCGACGATGTTGTTGTTGGACTTTTTGAAAAAGTTGGTGTTGTTGGCGATCTGCGCTGTGTTGAAGTATTCCTCCATGCGACGCATCGCAATTCCGAAGCGCGCAGGAGTGTCCTTCAGGGCGTTCAGGTCGTCGTTCACCATGGTTTCCCAAGCAAACGGCATCCGGCGCCCGAACTTCATCAGGTTGTACAGGTAGCTCGAATCGGCGAGCTTGTCTTCCGGGTACTGCCCCATCAACTCCACAGGCGTCAATTGCTGCGAATTCGGGTTCGCCTGGTTCGGCGTGAACAGGCTGGCGTTGGAGGCGTTGACGGCCTGCAAGGTGCCGATGCCCGTACCATAGTCCACACGGATGCGACGATTGACCCGGAAGTCATTCACCTGTTCCAGGTGCGCCCATGTTGACCAAGTGTATGTGGTCTCCCGATAATTAGCCAGCACCGAGCGGTCGATGATATCGCCGAACAGCGAACCGAAATCGGAGATCGAGAGAGCTTCGCGGAATTGCCCGCGCATGGCGCGCTTCATCATGAAACCCGCGAGCTCGTCCCCATCGAGCGCGCGCTTGAACAGCCCCATGGCTTCCTTCAGGTCGCGCTGGTAGAGACGCGCGGCTTCTTTGTTCGTAAACTGGCGGCGCCCCACTGAGACGTGGCCGGATTCGAACCTGCCATGGAGCGACGGATCGTACATCCGGTCGCTCTCGCGCGTAAACATCGGATCGAAAAGATTCTTCGCTACTTCGTTGAATCCGATCATTGGGAAGCGTCCCCCTTGAGCATGACTGTGACTGTCCCGCTCGCTCCGCTGGCTACAGTGCCCTGCACCACGTAGCCGAAATAAACGCCCGACGGATTCTTGTCGACGGTGAATCCGTACCACAGGTCAGACCCGTCGGCGTTGGTAACGTGGGTTCCGGTGTTGACGTTGGCGTACACGCGGTCGCCAGGCACCACCTTGGAATTGACCACAGGCGATTCAGCGGCTTGCGCGACAACACTCAAGTTGTAAGCGCCCCACTGGTCGAATGAGCAGAAGCCGTCCCACCCGCCGGTCGGCGAGACAGCATTCGAGATTCCGACCAGCGCTACGCCGACCGGGTTGCCGCCGTAGGCTTGGTTCGCGGTGCCGCGCAGCATGAACGGGTTGCCGTCGAGCGCGGGAGCCGTGGCGGGCGGCCCGACGGTGATGAGCGCCAATACGTTCAACTGTATTGGTGAATGATATTCGAGGACTTTGTTGTTGGCCATTACGCAGCCCTCCCTTCACGGAACGCCTTGCGGCGTCGCTTGACTTCGTCTTTTTCGCCGGAGCCGCCTAGGATCATCATGTCAGCCAGTTGGTCCGAAACTTCCTTGAAGGCGTCGTCTTCCGACTCGATCACTTTTTCGAGTTGCTTCGGATCGGTGATTGGCGCGCTAGACATTCCCGCGACAAAGCGTCCGCCGGAGAGCTCAGCGAGGAACGTGCCCTCGTCCTTCACTTGGGCCTCGATCAACTCGCCGAACTTTTTGTCGTCGAGCTTACCGTTTTCCTTGAGCGGAATATCGCCCAAGCAACGTTCGCGTACACGGCGCTGGCTCGCAGGCGGAAGATTGACACGTGCGAGCGCCTCGTCGAGCAACCGCGGGGCTTCAGTAGCGACCACCAGACGCTCTAGCAGTTTTCGGTTGTCGGCTTGCAACGGAGCCACGGCTTTTTGAACCGCGGTTTCGACGAGCCTTTGGACAGTGGCTTCATCCATATCGTCAATCGACCCCTCTCTGTTGGTTGATAGAGGCTGGGCGCTGCGCGCCGCCTCGAAGAGTTGTAGAACTTTTCCACCCGCGCCAGGCGTAGTCACGTAGTCGACGCTTTGCGCGCGCGTGAGCTTCTCGATGATCGCACCCTTGCGTCCTTCGGCTTGGCCTTCCTTGGCTGATCCATAAGCGCGGATCGACATACCGATATTTTTAGCAAGAGAGTTCACCGGACCCTGAAAATGTTGGGCCACGGAAGAACGAGAGTAGAGCCCTGAGCCGTCCGGCCCGTCGTCCTCGTAGTGCGCGTCTTCCTTAAGCGCCCCAACCAAACTATGAAGGGACCCTTCCGGTCGCGCCGCTTCCTCTGCGGAGGTCGGATGGTCCCAAAACGTTTTTGTCCCAGCAGTGAAGATCTTGGGTCCGTCGCGCTTCAGCACTTCTTTCGAGTAGTACCCTGAGCTACCCCAGCCTGGCGCGATGAGTTTGAGCATCACCGTGCCGTCGCTCGCGACTGCCCCTTCACGCAGCGGAACCATGTCGCCACTCAACTCGATGTCTCGCAAGGACTCGCTCGATGAATCATCCTGCATCGACTTCGGCAGCGCGTAGCCTTTGCGGGTAGCGATTTTCTTGATGTTGGCCTTGATGGTGTCGGACGAGTAGTTGCCCGCACCGGCGCGCCCAAGACTGCGAACCGCCGCCATCACGTCGCCCGGCTTGTTAATCGGGAAGCTCTGACCTTTGCCGGCGAAATCCGACTTCGACATGTTGTTCCGCTCGCCTTGGCTGACGAACCGCTCGTACAGCCCAAGTGCGCGCTTGCGGCTCGACTCCATCGCAGACATGTTGTCGTCCTCATCGTTGTCGAGCTCGTCGTAGGTCATGTGCGGCAGAACTTCGACCGCGGAGCCGGTGTCGACCGAGACGTTACGCTTGCCGCCGACTTGCCCCATCGAGTACGGCGCTTTCTTGTAGCCGCCGGAGGACCCGTACCCGGCGGTGTAGACTACGTCGCCGTCCGAATCGTCGCCGTAAACGTGGCAAACACAGCAGCCATCCGGTAAGGCGTTCTGAAGGTGGGCGCGAACATCGTCCGAAGAATAATCGCCCGCTGCTTCCCGGAATTCGGCTGCGAGAGCCTCTGCGAGACGCTTTGCCATCCGGGACGATTGTTCCACGGGGAACACTCAGACGCCAAATTGTTCCACTGGAATTTGTTACGATGACACCACGGCCCAAGGTACTGAGTCCCAAAAGTGCTCGATATGTGGTGGTCAGGATGCTCGCACGCGCGCCGGCCAGCGCACCTGCCGAACCTGCCACGCCGCCTATATGCGCCGATTGCGGCTATCGGATCGGGAACGCACCGAGCGCCGCAGCTTCGCTGCTGGCGTGCGCGCTACCAAGAGAGCGGCGCTCGACTATTTCGAGAAGCGGTTATTTGGGGCATTCAGTGGCGCGCAGGTCTGCAAAGTGCTGACGGAACTTACTGTGGCTCACAAGTCGAACTGAGAACCGTCGTGTGAATCCAGCCTTGCCACTTCGATGATCCGGACTGAGCGTCGTGCTTACAGAACCGGAACGTTGACGAGTAACCCTTGACCCTGCAATGGAACGGCGGCTCCGGGCGCTCGCGAAGGACGTAGCTATAGGCGTCCGCAACTGTCGCGAACTCCTGAAGCTTCCCCGTCAGCGGCATACGGATTCTCGCCGCGACTCTGTCTGTTGTGGTGAGCATCGCATCACCTGTCGGCAGTAGCCGTCTAAACCATAGTACCGCTTAAAGTTTTTGGACGTTGGATCGTTGACGCACTGCTCGAAACGGTCGGGCGTCATGACCGTGTTCGCACCGTGGACGTGGGCGATCATGCGCGGCCGGTTAAGCTTGGCCAGTTGTTCAGCCGACAGGAAACTCGGAATGGAGGTCTGTCCTGAGCACATAACCGCCTTGATGAACTTCCGGTCTTCGCCTTCGCGCACCGGCTCGAACGGGTGTTTCTCCCACGCGCGCCGCCAGTACATGAGTGACGTTCCGAGGGCGACATTGTTGGTCAACGGCCAATACTCGTACAGGTAGGCATGGCCCGGCGGGTTGTGCCAGAAGAGCATATCGTTGTACCCGACGCAATCGGCTTTCGAGGTCAAGAGGTGGTTCACCTGTTCAGCGAGCCGGTAGGGATGCGACCAATCGTCGGAGTCCCAGTGGGCGAAGATATCCGGCGGCGGACTTATAGCCGTCGAAATACAGGCCAGTGTGTTCGCACGGTTCCGAAGGACCCCAACCCGCGTTTCTGTGGGCTCATCCTCGTCCAAATAGTAGGCGATTCGCGGGTCTGACTTCGGTCGACCAAACATCGGCAGTCCGGTTTCGTAAACCAGCAGTTCCTTGTGTTCGTACGTCTGCCGCTCGAAGCACTCGACCGCCCGCGCCGTCAGTTCAGGCCGATCAGCCGTCAGACAAATGCACATCACCAGCGGATCGCCTCGATGTTCTCGCATGAGTCCAATTCTAAGGTGCTTTCTACGGCAAGAAAAGTACTTTCGCTCAATTGCCAAACCTGGATCAGGACGTTGATACTGGTACTGCGATGGAGGCACGGACTATGCAAGGAACAAAAATCGTGAGAGTCTGGTGGGGGCCGAGCGAGTCGAACGTTAGCGTTTTCTCGCTTTTTGAAGGCGACAGGATGGAGGTCAACGAGGACGGCAATTTTATTCTGAGGCGCGCTGGCGACAGTGCCGCGACGATGCGGCCCCACTTCCGGGCTCTGGAGGTTTTATGAACTTGCAATTCCTGATCGCGGGCGGCCTGGCGGTCCTGCTCGGTAGTTGGCTCATCGGCATCGTGGTCGGAAACTTCATCTATGAAGGACGAAGTGGCTCCGACGAATTGGAAGACGATGAGTTTGTGTACGACGAACACGGTCGGCCTCTGATGAAAAGAGGAACGGAGACGGACTAAGTCTCCTGTGTCGGATTGTAGCTTTCACCACGCAAACCGAATGTGCTGGCGATTGCGTTGCGAACCGTCGGTTTCTGTGACTTTCCGAATGTCCCATCAGGATACATCGGCCGCAAGTTCGGATCAACGCGCAACAAGTATTGCCGGCCAGTTGATGGATCTATGACTTTGACCGCAACCATCCGCTTGTCTGGATCATCGGGCAACTCGATGGACATTAGCTCATTGATGGTATCTGGTTCGCCCAAGCGCATCGGTTGAACGGCGCTATCCAGAAGCGTGGCTCCGCAATCCAACATAAAGGCTCCCTTGTAGCGGAACGAATCGTAGCGCTCCATCAGGGCGCGACGGACTTCTGCATTTGGCTCCGCTAGAATGTCGCGCGCGGCAAGATCGCAGAGATAATATTTTGCGGGCACGTACACGCCGTGCCACGCGAACAGAGATGAACCGTCGGACCACTGGCAAAACGGACCCAAAGAGTTGTGCGGACGGTTTTCATTATCGACTGTCAATACGCGCGGACGATCTGAGATCATGCAAAAGTCTGCATGGACCAACCTCGGTCCACTATGTAGTGAGGCGAGTTCCCAGTACTGCCACTTTGAATATTCAAGCGGCAGCTTCGCTACATGACGAAAAAAAGAAACAAATGAATCGCTACCAGACCATTGGTTTCCTCCCTGCCACATCCTGAATGAGTGCTCCACACACGCTATCGCGTGCCGGAAAGAGGAACCGAACAATAGTTTAGAAAATGAGACGACCGGCCCAGTGAGGTACCACGCGTCGTACGTTGCGTCGTACGTTGCGGCGTGCGTTGCGTCGTACGTTGCGGCGTACGTTGCGGCGCGCGTTGCGTCGTACGTTGCGGCGCGCGTTGCGTCGTACGTTGCGTCGTACGTTGCGGCGTGCGTTGCGTCGTACGTTGCGGCGCGCGTTGCGTCGTACGTTGCGGCGAGCGTTGCGGCGTGCGTTGCGTCGCGCGTTGCGGCGAGC